CCCACGCTAGCAGCCGGGAGTGCCTGTCTGTATACTCTCGCGTATGCAAACGATCACATGGATGGACAATCGGAATCTGATGGGGGAACTGTGGCCGAAGTGGATGCTCGAGCCTGAATTGTCGCGTCTCTTGAACGAGCGATGGGGGTCGCTGCACCAGGACAAGCTGCGCGAATGCATCCGCCAGCACCGCCTCGAGCGCGACACGAAGCCGGACATTGCTGCGATTCACAAAGCGTACTGCGCGATTGTGCCGCAGGCCGATGTCCTTGCGCGTGGCGAAGTCGTACAGACTCGGCGCGATGCGACCTCTTTGCAAGGCCCGTCCCTGGCCGACTACGCGGATTGGGATGCGTGGGCCAAGGGGGTGCTATCGACCGCGACCCAGCAGGAGATCGAAGCAGCGCAAGAGCGTCTAGGCATCAGCCCCGACACGCACCGCGTACTGGCGGTCGCCATCGACTATTGCCGCAAGAACCCCGCACCCCGGAGGTAGACTCATGCACATGGGCAAGCGCCGGCGTGTCGCCGCCATCCTTCTGTCGGGCTTCGATGACTGCCTCCTCGGGGTGTCCTACCCCCGCAGCGGGGAGCGCGGCATCCCGGTGGCCGTCTATTCGGCGGACATGATCGCAGCTCGGCTACGGGACAATGACGGCATGAGCCACCGCGATGCCAAGGCGTTCGTGGCCGATCAGATTGAGCAGGAGTGGCTTGGGGCCGGCACACCCCGGATCGTGTGGGCGGCGACCGCCAACGACTTCGGGGTGGCGGAAGATCCCCCAGCGCCGCCGCAGGCCGCCTAGGTTGCCCCAGGACGCGCCCGCCCCGCCCGGACGGCCGGAAGGGCATCCTGCGCCCCCTGCCCTGTAGGGGCCGTCCTACGGCCTCAAATAATTCTACGAAATATCCGTGCTACCCCCTTGACAGGCGTATACGCGGGGCTAACATTCACCGTGTCGTAGGAACGCACGTTGCGCAAGCGCGACACAACGAGGAGACAGCCATGACCACCAAGACCGACAACCGCAAGCCCGCCGCTCGCCGCGAAATCGCCGCCCGTAACGCTTTCAACGCAGCCTCCGCTGCTTGCAATCAAATCAGCGCGATGATCGGTGCAACAGAAATCGCCCGCCGCGAATACGAAACCACGGATGCCGCCGCGAGTGAGGCATACGCGAAGGCCACCGAAGACCTTCGCAAGCTGCACGACCGCTTGATTGAAATCGCGGAGGCAGCCGACCTGGCCTCCATGATGGCCGAAAAGCGCGCGTTCTACCGCGCACTCGGTGTGAAGATTGCCGCCCTGTAACCACTAACCGGGGCGATGCGACCGCCCCTTTCCAACCCACCCATGATTACAGCACAAACACTCATCGACTCTGACCCCGTGCATCAGATGCTCTCCACCCGCGCCCTGCACGTTCTCATGATCGGGCAGGCGATCCCGACCGTGGGCGACCTTGCCGCCGTTGACCGCGCCACCGCGGCCAAGTGGCGGCAATGCGGCGCGGTCACCCTGGCCGAATTCGACCGCCTCCTGCGCTCCGCAGGACTGTGGTGGGGTGGGCAGCACTCGGGCGACATCGAAGCCGTCCGCGCTCGCCTCAAGGAACTCGAGGAGGCCAACGCCGTCCTGCGCGCCATGCTTGCCCCCAACACGCTGGCGGCCTTCGACCGCTACACGCAGCTCGTGAAGGAGTACGCGCAATGAAGCACAAGCGCACAGGCCGCCGGCGCGGCTACGCCGACCTCTTCGACCGCGTCGTCTTCCTTGTTGTCCAGGCTGACCGAAACACGTACTACACGCGCCGCGAACTTGCCGCGATTTGGGGATGCAGCCCCAGGGCGGTCTCCCATCTCGTGGATCACGCCAAGCACACCTACGGAGTGCGCGTGCGCTCCGTGACCGAACGCAACCGGGGCTACGAACTCGTCAGCCCCGGTGTCCTCAACCTCAACGCCCTCAAGGAACGCGCATGATCGAACTACCGGAAAACCTCTTGCCATTTGAGCGCAACCGAATCAATGACCTACGCAAACTTGCCGACAAGGCCGGACCAGCGACCGCGTTCGCAACGGAACAGGTGGTGTCCATGCTTGTGAGCGCGTTGCAACACAACTGGGACTCCGCCGACAAGCACCGCGCCGAGCGCGACCGCCTGGAATCCATCATCGTGCGCTTGGGCGGCGGGTTCGACCGTCGCGGCCTCGAGGGCGAACCACCCGGCATCATGGTGCAGCACGGCATTCACACCGTGGTGGAGGACTCCCGATGAGCAAACCCACCAACAACGTGAGTCGGCTGGCAACAATTGCCAAAATGATGGAGGATGGTAATTGGTATTCATCGGCAAAAGTGGTGCTTGCCGCCGCCGACGAAATCGAACGCCTCACCGCCGAGCGCGATGAGGCGCGGCGGATGTATTGCGGACGGGTTTCCCGCGATGTGCCGCTTGATGCGTTTGATATTGCGAAGAATCACGGTTGGGGTTGCTTTCCACAGGAGGACGAGTCATGCCAGTAGGCGGCAGATACAAGAACACAAAGTACGGACACAACGCATCGGGCGACGATGTGTTCTTCATCCTCATCCCGATATTCGCGGTCGTCCTGCTCATTGCGATGATCGGGGAGGCTCGGAGAGCCAAGAGCAGCACGAACCACAACACCACACAGAAGGAGACTCGCCATGTTCAGTAACACCTGCGCCATGACACTCGCACAGAAGTCCGACTGCATCCTCGCCCAGACGCGAGGATTGAGCGGAGCGACACCGAACGCCACGCAACTCATCGAAGAACTGCGGTGGGCGTTGGAGGAGAACAGGAAGGAAGTCGAACGCCTTCACAAAGAGCGGGATGACGCAAGATTTCGGCTCTGCAAAGTCGTTGGGGACAACCGCGAAATGTGGGCCGATGATGTAGCAAAGGAATACGGGTGGTCATACTTGAATGGGGACGGCAAGTGAGCAAGAAGAAACCAAAGACGATTGATGCTTCCTGCCCCGTTACGTTGATGGGGTGCGAAGGAGAAGTGATCGTAGAGATGACTCCGACCGAGGCAGTTTCGATGCTCGAAAAGGCATGGCAGGAAAACAAGCGACTGCGGCAGGAGAACGCAACCATCACCGCCGAGCGCGACGAGGCAAGGCGGGAGGTGTGTCGGATGGCGACCGCTCACCACGGCGACCCACAAGCAATTGCGTGTGAACGCGGGTGGAGTTGCTTCAAGCGGGAGGACTCCCGATGAATCTGTATTCCCTGCCGGAAATGGAAATTAACGGTAGCGATGAGGTCTACACCCCGCCGTGTTTGTTTGAGCGCCTTGGACTGACATTTGACATTGATGTCTGCGCGCCAACTGGCGGCCTTCCGTGGATACCAGCAACTCGGCATTTCTCGATTGCCGAAAACGGATTGGCGCAGCCGTGGGATGGTCGCGTTTGGTGCAATCCCCCGTACTCAAACGCCACGCCGTGGATTCGCAAGTTCATAGAGCATCGAAACGGGATCATCCTGATTCCAATGTGTCGATCACGGGCTTTCATCGAATTGTGGAATGCAGCTGATGCCGTTTGCGTGCCATCCGCTTTCAACATCACGGGCGATTCGTGCCATTTTCTCAAGGACAACAAGAAACGGCTGATCGGATTTGCGGTGATGCTTGCAGCATTTGGGCCATCCTGTGCCAAAGCACTCAAGCAAACGGGACATACGCGACACAGTCAGAACCACGCCGAAGCAATGCTAGAGAGAATTCACCACCTGGAATACGATCAAGCGTGTTCCGATGGATGGGATGAACGCACCGAATTGCCGGAGGACTCCCGATGAAGGACATCGTCACGCAGCTTCGCGCCAACAGCGAGTGCCTTGCGCCGTCGATCATGCTCGAGGCCGCCGACACCATCGAACGCCTCACCATTGAGCGCGACAAGGCTAGGCGGGAGTTATGCCAGGAGATATTCACCAACGGTGGACTCCGACCAAGCGAATACGCAAGACATCGCTGCTGGGATTGCTACAAGCAGGAGGACGGCAAGTGAGCGACTGGAACGACAAAACCGTGCCATTAGGCAAGCGAAAGCAGGACTTCGTTCGATGGGCTTTGACGAAAGGCATGGACATCAGACAAGCAAAACTAGCCTGCTACCGACACTTCCGAAAAGAGATTGAAGCGCAGGACGAACGGGAATATTGGAAAGCCGTTTCGGAAGCAGATGAAAGAGGAATTCGATGAGCGGCGACTCATCCGCAGCCAGCCCGTGATATGCTTCCGCGTATGGCAGTAATCACGACCTACGATCAATTCAAGGCCACCATCACCGAAGCCGTGGCCGCCGCCGGCGGCACGCGATCCGGCCTTGCCCGCGAGATGGAAGCCAACGGCATCCTGCGCGCCCATACCGTCCGATGCCTCCTCGGCACACCCGGCACGGTCATCGGGAAGCGCAAGCCCACCTTCGACTCCATCCTGAAGGTGGCGAACGCCGCCGGGTTCGACCTCATCCTGATGGAAAGGAAGCACAAGTGAGCAAGGCCAAGACCCCCAGCGGCGTGGACATGGGCATCGTGGACATTCCCTGCGCCGAGCTACACAACGACCCGGCCAACGTCCGCAAGCACGGGGAGCAGAACCTGGCTGCCATCAAGGCTAGCCTTGCCCGCTTTGGCCAACAGAAGCCCATCGTGGTCAACCAGGACGGGGTGGTCATCGCCGGAAACGGAACCCTGATGGCCGCCCGCGCCCTGGGGTGGCAGACCATCAAGGCCGTCCGCACCAACCTCGCCGGCAGCGAGGCGACCGCCTTTGCCATCGCGGACAACCGCACCGCCGAACTGGCCGAATGGGACGATGCCGCCCTCCAGCAGCAGCTCGCCGCCATCGCCATCGACGACGAGGAACTCCTTGCCGCCACAGGATTTGACGAGAAGGAACTCGCCAAGCTCGCCGCCGCCAACGCGCCCGAGGTGACCGAGGACGATGTACCCGAGCCGCCCGCCGACCCCATCACGCAACCCGGCGACCTGTGGCTGCTGGGCAAGCATCGCCTGCTCTGCGGGGACAGCACCAAGGCCGAGGACGTGGAGCGGCTGATGAACGGCCATCGCGCCGACCTGATGCTTACCGACCCGCCCTACAACGTGGCGCTCGGAGTAGGGGAATCGCCGGAAGAAGCCAAGAGGCGGAATCGACGCGTGGACGGAAAGGTGGTTGCCAACGACAGCATGGGCGACACCGACTTCCGCGAGTTTCTCGTCGCCTGCTTTACTGCGGCATTCAGCAGCATGAAGCCCGGAGCGTCGTTCTACGTCTTCCACGCGGATAGTGAGGGGTACAACTTTCGCGGAGCAATCAGGGATTGCGGCCAGGTCGTGCGGCAGTGCCTGATCTGGGCCAAGGACATACTCATCATGGGCCGGCAGGACTACCAGTGGCAGCACGAACCGTGCCTGTACGGCTGGAAGGACGGCGCGGCCCACGGCTGGTACAGCGACCGAAAGCAGACCACGCTGCTGCGCTTTGACCGCCCCAAGCGCAGCGAGGAACACCCGACGATGAAGCCCGTGGGCATGTTCGCCTACCTGATGGGAAACAGCACCGCGCCCCAAGGACTGGCCTACGACCCGTTCCTCGGCAGCGGCACCACTCTCGTTGCCGCCGAGCAGCTTGGGCGCGTCTGCTACGGCATGGAAATCAGCCCCGCGTACTGCGATGTCATCGTGAAGCGGTGGGAAACCCTGACCGGGCAGACGGCAACCCGCGAGGAAGTGTAAGATGCCCCAGGACATCAGAATGCAGTCGCCCACGCATATCATCGCGGAGGGGGAGGGGAGGCCTCGCGCCGATCTTCGCATGGTCATGGCTGCCATCCGCGCCGGATGGGTCATCGACCCCGTCATTAAGCAGGCCATTGTCGGCCGCGCCTCCCGCATCCTTGCCAACCCCGATGCCAAGCCCCGCGATGTCGCTAGGGCATCCTCCACCCTCCTTGCCATCGAGCGCCTGACCCTTGATGCCGCCGTGCAGGAGGACCGGATGGCGCGGCTGGATTCGGGGACGGCCACCGAGAACGTGGCCCTGATTGACATGGCGGACGGGGCGCTTGAGGCCGTGGCCCGCTCCATCGCCGGCGTGGCCCCGGCAGAACCCCCCAAGCCGTGCCGAAAGCCCAAGCGCAAGCCCTGACCGCGACCCAGGCCGTGGAGGCCGCACGGGAGAACCCGGCGGCCTTTATCGCATTGCTCATCGGCAAGCCCATCAGCAAACTGCAACGCGAACTGCTGATCCACGCGGCCACCCACCACCGCTGGTACGCCGAGCTGCCCCGCGGCCACGGCAAGACCTCGAGCCTGACCTACCTTGCCGCGTGGTGGCTTGGCCGCCGCCCTGCGACCCGCTTCAAGCTCATCGGGTCCAACGACGAGGCCGCCAGCGCCACGAGCCGCTTCCTGCGCGACATCATCCGCAGCCCCCTGTACCGGGCCGTGTTCCCCCACGTTGCCCTCAAGCCCGGTGAGGACACCGTGACCGCCTGGAGCGTCACCGCCCCCGGTCTGCCCGCCCGCCGCGACCCATCCGTGCAAGCCTCCGGCATCTTCGGCCGCACGGGCGGCCGTGCCGACATCCTGTGGCCCGATGACATCTGCGACCTCCGCAACGCGGTACTGCAACCCGCACTCCGCGAACAGGTCAAGGAGGCGATGGCGAACATTTGGCTGCCGATGCTGGACCCGTCCGCCAAGCACCCGGCGCGCATTTGGCGCACGGCTACGCCCTTCCACACGGATGACATCACCGCTCAATGGCGGCGCGAGTGCGAGGAGAACGGCACGCTCCTGCGCCGGCCGTGCCGGGGCTTGGAAAGCCCGTGGCCCGAAGTCTTTACGGCTGAACTGCTCAACCGCAACCGCCGCGACATGGGTCCGATGGCCTACGCCCGCGCCTACGAGCTTGTGCCGCTGTCCTCGGACCTCCTCGTGTTCCGGCCCGAGTGGGTGCGCTATCACGATGGCAACCACACGGGGTCGCGCACCATCGCCGCCATTGATTGGGGGTACGGCCGCAAGCGCCAGGAGCGCGACGATCCCGACTACTCCGTCTGCATCGTGGGCGAGGTGGACTACAACCGCAACCTGTACCTGACCGACATCCTGCGCGTGCGCGAGTCCTTCCCGGACTTCGCCCGCATGGCCAAGGAACTGGTGGAGCGCCGGGGCTGCCAACTGGTTCTCGCGGAGGCCAACGGCCCGCAGAAGGGCGTGTTCGACCAATTCCGCATGGGCTGCCGTCAGCCCGTCATCCCCGTGGAGCGCGGGGCGGACAAGCACCTCCGCGCCGCCGGGGCGCAGCCATTCGTTGAGCAGGGCCGCCTCCACTTCCCCCAAGCCGCGAACGGCCAAGCCGCGCCCGACTTCCGCGTGGTCCTGGACGAGCTGCTGTCGTTCCCCGCCGGGTCGCACGATGACACCGTGGACGTTGTGGTGGACCTCTGCAACGCGGCCGCCAGCGGTACGGTCGTGAGCCAAGGCGGCGTGGTCACCGTCAACACCACGCCTACGCGGATGTTTGAATCGCGTGGTCCGAAGCGAAGGATGTTCGGGTGACGCGGTAGACTCCCACCCATGACCACGCGAGAGGAAATCGAAAACCGCTTGGGCATCTTCGCCCGCCGCGCTCTGTTCGACAACTGCGGCATCGGCCCGGATGGCTTTCAGCCTGGGAACGACTGCGGCGGCAAGCCCGGTAGCGGTGGCTCCGAAGGCAAGGCCGCGCCCAAGTCCGGCCGCAAGGCGGCCAAGACCGACAAGACCGCAAAGGGGATTGAGGAACGCGCCAAGGCCGCTGGCAAGACGTTCACCGAGCAATACCTTGAGGAAACCCGCGGCGGCATCGACCGCGACTACGAGGACCGCGAACGGAAGGCAAGCGATGCCGAACAACGCAAGGCCGATGCCCGTGTCCGCAAGGCAGAAACCGCCCTCGAGGAAGCCAAGGCGCGAGGCCCGGAACGCACCGACCGTGCGAGAGCGGTAGACCGCAGCATTGCGGAGATCGACCGCAAGCTTGCCGACATCGCCAAGGAGCGCGAAGATCGCAAGGCTGCCGACGAAGCACGACAAGCGGCAAACGCGACCGCCTCCGCGGAGCGCGATGCGCGTATTGCAGATGCGAAGCGCAAACTTGCAGAACTCAAGCAGCGCGGCCGCAGCCTACGGATCTAACGCATGAACGAATCACACAGCAATCCTCTGATGCCGAACGCCGTTCCGGGAACGGGCCTCCCGCCCGCACGCCGGCCGCGCAAGCCCCTGCCACCGCCCACGAGCCGCGGACCCACCGGGCCGCTTGCCCTGCCCGTGGAAGTGCAGCGGTCGTACTTCCGTACCGCGTCCTTGATGCTGCGCAACAGCAGCCTCGCGTACCGCCTGGATGTGAACTATCAGGCCATGATGCGGATGGACGCGGACATCGAAGGTGTCCTGCGCTCCCTTCTCGTCACCCTCGCTGGCCTTGAATGGTCCGTGACCGCGGACGATGACGAGAACCCCCGCACGCAGGAACTCGCTTCCCGCATCGCTGACATCGTCAACGCCATCCCCCGGCGCAGCGACCTGTTCCGCGCCATGCACGAGGCCGTGTGGTACGGCGTGGCTGCTACCAACATCGTCTACGAGAAGGACGCGAAGCTCGGCGTGCGCGTGGCCGAATGGATTCCGTTCGCTTCCGACACCCTGGCATTCGACCAGCGCGGCAACGTGGCTATGCGCGTTGGCTCGGCGTACATCAACGAATCGTCGGTGACCGACCTCGGCTTCGACTCGCTCGTCCACCTGTTCGACGAGAACGAGCGGCGCGCCATCGTCCTGCACCGCGTCTTCACGACCGCCCCGAACTTCATCGACCCGAACAGCGCCGACCAGGTCTACCGCGGCGTGGGCGCACGCGATGTGTGCTGGTACATTTGGCTGCTGAAGCAGGAGATCCTTCAGAACGCCGCCGCCTACGCGGAACGGTACGCGCTCGGCATCCGGGTGGGCTACTACCCCGCCGGCAACGATGCGGCCAAGAGCGAGATGCTGACGGTTCTTCAGAACCTCGTCAACGACAACTCCGTGGTGCTGCCGCGCATCGGCCCGAACGAGTCGATGTACGACATTGACATCAAGGACGCGAACGCGGGCCGCGCACAGATCTTCATGGAGATGGTCGATTGGTGCAGCAGCAAGCTCAAGGAGGCCATCCTTGGGCAGTCGCTCTCGAGCGAGGCAGGCAGCACGGGCCTCGGCTCCGGCGTTGCCGATCTCCACGCTGACACCCTCTCCCGCGTCATCCGCTACCACGCGGACGCGCTGGCGGAATCCATCACCACCGACCTGGTGCGCGTGGTCGCCAAGATGCTCGGCGCGTCCGATGACGAAGCCCGCGCCATCCGCTTCAACTTCGCCCCGGAGCGCCCGGACACCAAGGAGCGCCTGGAGGCCGTGGAGAAGTTTGTGGCCCTCGGCGGCCGCGTCAGCGAACGCGAGGTGCGCGACCTCCTCGGCCTTGCCGAACCGATGGACGGCGAACCCGTCCTTGGTGGCAAGTCTGCCGGCGGGGACAACCCCATTGCAGCCATGCTCGGTTTGGGCAACGATGCCCCGGAGGGTGAGGAACCCGCCCCGCAGGCTCCCAAGGTCGTGGCCGTCCGCAAGCGCAAGCGCAAGGCATGAACCGCGCCGCGCTAGACAAGCACCTCCGCAGCGTTCTCAAGGAGGCGCAGCAGGCGTACCGCAGGGGCATCGCAGCCCAGGTACTGGGGGAAACGGGCGCGGAGCATTGGCGGACGTTCCACGAGGCAACGTCGGCCCTCCTGATGGCATCGTGGCTCTTCGGCGCACGGGAGGCCATCGACAAGGCCAAGATCCCGGACGAGGCCGTGGCGGGGATGCTTGAGGACAACACGGCCCTGACCTTCGACCGCTTGGAAACGGGCGTGCTGCTGGAGGGGTTCGGCCGCGACTTCCTCGCCCCCATTGCCAACTGGTTCCGCAGCCGCGTGCCGATCTCGCGCACGGATTGGGATGTGCTGATTGAGGCCGCCCAGCGCAGCGGCGGCGAAGTGGCCGACCACGAGCGCGACAACGCCCTGCCCGATATGCGCGCCCGTAACCCGGTGCTTGATTCGCTCCTGCGCGGCATCACGGTCAACCCCCAGGGTGGGCAAATCTCCACGGCCAAGCGGATCACCGACGGCACGTTCTTCGTGACGGGCATGAACCCCAAGCAGACGCGGCAGACGCAGGAGCTGATTGCCCGCGTCATCGAAGAGAAACCCGGCAAGTCCGTGGTGGGCAAGTGGATACGCAAGATGAACCTCGGGGACTTCGTGACCACCACGCAGATGGTCACGGGTACGCACCTGACCACGGCGCGGCTCGAGACCGTGCTACGCACGAACACCAACCGGGCGGCCACGGAAGGGCTTGCGGAGACCCTGCGCGAACCGAAGGTGCAGGCGTTCGTGCCGCTGGTGGAATACAGCGCGACCGGGGACAACCGGACGCGGCCCACGCATCAGGGCTTGGACGGCTACATCGGCACGATGGAGATGTTCGACCGCCAGGGGATCGCACCGCCGTGCGGATTCAACTGCCGCTGCGCGCTGATACCCGTGCCGGCGGCGCGCGCCCTTGAGCGCGGGTGGACGGATGTGGATGGCAACGTGAACTACGCCGCGCTGAAGCGGCACAACGGGAAGCGTCAGCAGCTCATTGACACGCGGCAGATTCCCGATCCCGGATTTGTGAATGCGTAAATCGCAAGAGAGGACGCTACGATGGAAGGCATGAGCGACACTCGCAAGGAAATCGCGTCCCGGCTTGGCATTATTGCGAAGGCGACATTTGGCATATGGGGTGATGCGCCTGACAAGTATCGCGCTGCCATCGACTTCATTCAGGCCCAGCGCACGCCATCCAGCGCGGCAATGAGCGATCTCAAGAAGGCGATCAAGCGTCGGCAGCTTCAGTCTGCGCAGACAAAGAATCCCGAAACCAAGCAGATGCTTGAGGATGACGTTGGCGGACTTCAGAACGTGCTCGACTACGCGCAGCGAGGCGATCACTCGACGCTGCTCCGTTCCGCGTACAACCTCGACACCGAGGTGCGCGACGACATTCCCGTCGAAATGTTTATTTGGGCCGGCGCGGACGTTAATTGGAACCACCGCAATGCCAAGAGCCTGCTTGACACCATCAGCCAGCTTGTCCGCAGATCAAAGCACGGCAAGTCAAAGCATGGTCTGATGTCCCGCCCCGGCGCGAAGGCAAAGTTCGCAGAGGACGCGAAGGAAGTCGCGCAGGAGATTCTTCGCCAACTGGGCGGCGGTTCTTTCATGGCGATGGTCGGCGGCAAGAACGCGCTGCACGGCAACTTCGGCGGTAGCCCCGGCCTACAGATCGACATTGGCAAGGGCGCGAAGGACGGCATCAACCGTCTGATCGTGACGCTTGATCGTGGCACCGACACCTACGATATGGAGTTTTGGCGCATCGCCAACCGTGGCATGACCACCAAGAAGGTGGCCGAGGCAAACGGTGTGTACGCCGAAGCGCTGCGTCGGATGTTTACGAGCAAGACGGATTTCCGCACTTCGCTGTTCTCCCGCCCCGGCGCGAAGGCCGCGATGGGCCTCGAGGACGCGTGCTGGAAGGGCTACGAGGCCGTGGGCATGAAGACCAAGGACGGCAAGGACGTTCCCAACTGCGTCCCGAAGGCCACCGCCGCCAAGCCCGAATTTCCGGTGAAGGTTGGAGACCGAGTTCATGCTGGACTTGCAACGGCAGGCGGCGCGGGTGTAGTTGGAACCGTCACGAAGATTGAAGACGGCTACGCGCACATTCGTGCCGATGCGTCTGCGTCTGACAGGTATGGCGCGCAGACCTACAAGGCTCCATTGCGCTTGATTACGGCTGCTCCGAAGAAGGCATATGAGGCTGCCAAGCCCGAGATCGAAGAGACCGAGCAGGACAAGGCCGGCCTCAAGCTCATGGAGAAGGCCGACAAGGCCGTCAGCGACAAGATCCGCACACTCATCAAGGAAGGCAAGCCGCAGGAACAAGCGGTTGCCATTGCGCTCGACATGAAGCGCCGAGGAGAAATCTGATGCCCCCCATTACGACCCCGCAGGAAAACTTCCGCAAGGCTTCGGCCGCGTCCGTCCCGGCCACCTACAACGCGGCATCCGCCGTCCTGACCACGACCGTGCCGTCTAGCGGGACTTCGGGAAGCGGGAACGTGCTGCTGTTTGACATCACCAGCGCATCGGTGAGCGGTCAGAACGCCTCCCTGCTGTACGTCATGCCGTTTATTGTGGTGGCTGGCACGCCATCAAATACCACTATCGGTATGCGGATCATCGGGTGGCGAAAGTATCTTGAGGCGGCTGGCACGACCTTTTGGTACATCCCTACGGTGCTGGCGGACCTTACTCTCGGCTTCACTAGCCCCGCGTCCTCAACGCCCTCGTACACCATCGACAGCGTTGCGAATACGCGCACGTTCAGCAGCATCACGCAGGTCTCGGGAACCCCGTCAGGCAACCTCTATTCCCCGGCCACGGCCGCTAGCTCAAACGTGGAGCCTGCCTACGCCATGATCGACCTAGCGGGCGCGCAGTACGTCACCGCCCAATTCAAGTCCAGCGGCACGCCCGACATGGGCGCGTTCTGGTCCACCCTCTGATGAATCGCGCCAACCGCCCAAGGCTTGGTCGCGTCACGGGCAGCTCTTATTCGAGCCGCTTAATGTCGCGTGCTGGTTACACCGCGGAGGTACTCGTCGTTGCTGGCGGTGGTGGCGGTGGAAGACCAACAAACAGCAGTTATGCAGGCGGCGGCGGCGGCGCTGGTGGACTTGTCTATAGAACATCGACTTTGGTCGGCGGGACTACTTACCAAGTCACCGTTGGTGCTGGTGGTGCAGGAGCTGCAACTACTTCCGAACCGGGAGGAGATGGTTCCAATTCGGTGGTGAGCATCTTGGCATTGACTGCAGTCGGTGGCGGCGGTGGCGGATCGGCCGGAACTAGCAAAGGAAACGGTCGTAACGGTGGATGCGGAGGCGGTGCAAACGGGTCTACCGGATTGACTGGTGGAACCGGAAGCCAAGGATTCAATGGCGGCAATGCCGGAGATGGCAACGCCCAATACCGTGGCGCTGGTGGCGGTGGAATGGCAGCCGCTGGTTCAAACGGCGGAAGCGCAAACGCAAACGGAGGCGCTGGCGTTTCCTACTTCGGAAATACCTATTGCGGTGGTGGCGGCGGCGGTGCAGGAGGATCAACTGCTGGTAGCGGTGGCTCCGGTGGTGGTGGTCCTGGTGGAAATTCAACCTCCCTAACTGGCACCGCAGGAACAAACCTGACAGGCGGCGGCGGTGGTGGTGGTGGAAACAGCGGAAGTAACAATGGCGCAGGAGCAAAAGGCGGCGACGGCGTCGTTGTGTTCCGTTACGCAGGAAGCACGCAAATTGCAACGGGTGGAACGGTATCCATTTCAGGTGGCTACGTCACTCATACTTTCTCAGCAAACGGAAACTTGGTGATTCCATGAGTAAGTACGCAGCGCAAATCGAAAACGACGTTGTGGTCCAAGTTCTTGTTACCCCATCGCTCGCGTGGGTGCGTGACAACCTTGGGGGGGAATGGATTGAGTGCAAGCCTGATGGCAGCATTCGCGGGATGTATCCGGCACCTCGTTACATTTACGACCGCGCCAATGACGTATTCCTTCCACCGTCGGAAGAGCCGGAGCCGGCATGAAGCTCGTTGCCGCCGTACTGCTGCTCACCGCCGTGCTTTCCAACGCCACGCTTCAGTCTCTCACCGCATGAGGATCTAATGGGAACCGCAGGCTACGTCCCCAACTTCAAGGCAGGATCGACCGTCTACCCGTTCCGGGTGGTGCGGATGGATACCAGCGCGGCGTTCACGGCAATCCCGGCTACCGATCCCGCTCAAATCGTCCTCGGCGTTACGGACGGATCGACGCGAGCGTTTGACTCCACCGAACACGCGGCAGCAGGCGGTACGATCAGTCTTCAGAACAGCCGTTTCGTCCAGGTGCAGTCCAACGGGACCATCGTGGTCGGTGATCTCCTCAAGGCATCAACGGCTGGTCTCGTGGAGAAAATTGGTACGGGGGAACGTGCGTTCCTTCAGGCGTGCGACAATGCCGCTAGCGGTGAAATTCTTTGGGCCTTCCGCGTTCAGACCTGGGAGATTTGACATATGGGCATCGCAGGACACACTCCGAACTTCACCGCCGCAGGAACCATCCTGCCGTTCTCGTGCGTCGAAGCAACCACCACCGACCCGTTCAAGGTCGTGGTGGCTACCGCCGAAACGGACATTGTGCTTGGTGTGACGGACGGAAGTACACGCGCGTTCGACTCCACGAACAATGCCTTGGCTGGTGACCCGGTCGTGCTTCAGAACAGCGAATTCCTTCAGCTCCGCGCTGGCGGAACCATCGCCATCGGTGACGGTCTTTGCCCGACCACCAACGGCGCGGTGATTACCGCAACGACTCGCATTCAATTTGTCGCCTGCGAGGCGGCAAGCAGCGGCGAAATCCTGTGGGCGCAGCGGGTGGGATCGGTGGACAATGCCGAGGCTGGTGTGTACGGGAGCAGCCGTGCCGGCGCATTTCTTCGAGATGTGATGGCCGGAAACGACTCCGTGGACATCGTGGTGTTCGGAGACAGCAACGCTGGATCGCCGGGAGTATGCGGGTACACCTACGGATGGTCTTCGGCAATGGCTGCGCTTGGAGCGCCTAATTACGCAACGCCGTTGCATCCATGCGATTCTGAAGATGGCGGAAATGAGCGTTACGGCGGGATGTTTATGCAGTGGAACGGGTACATCTGGAATGGAAGATCGCAAGAGGATATTGGATTTGTGTATTCGCTTACTAACCGGATTGCTGTCGCAAGTGATACAGATGCCACTGCTCTCAACACCACGTTCGACAATTTGTTTGTCCGGGAAAACACCGCTGTTGCTTCCTCATCCACGACGCTGCAGCTTGATGCTGGTGCGTCATCGGTGAATAACGCATACACCGGAATGTTCATCGGCATTTTGTCGGGTGCGGTAGGAAGCACGTACCCCTCCGGCTCCTCATTCAATTACGGAAAAATTACGGCATACAACGGCACGACCAAGACGGCAACAGTTAGCGGTTGGTCAGTAAGCACGCCAAGTAGTACGGCATCATTTGTGATCGCCAAAGCATTTTGGAAGCCAGCATCTTTCAATATTGGTGTTGCGTTTGTTCCGGCAGGCACAACCTACACATCATTCGGCGGCGGCACAAGTGTTCGACTGAATGGAGGTAGTCAACTTGCAAGCGGCCCAACTGGTGGTGCGGGGGTGTCTCTGCAATACCGCCTCGTGTACGGAAAGTTTGCTACGACTGGAGGCACCTTCCGACTTCGTGCCATGAAGGGAAGCAATACGCTTGTCGCAGGGAGCGCAAACGACATCCCGACGAGCGGCGGCACCGGATATGACACGGAGAAGCTTAACTTCAGCTCAAGTAATACTGGCGGAGCGCCGGACGAGATGAAGTGTTCGTGGGCTGGTTACAACACCGGAACGACATATCGAGTTACAGGGCCGTTCGCAGCGTTCTATCACTCGGTGATTCGCAGGAGTTATAAAGGATTCAGCGTAAGCTGCCTCAACTACTTTGGCGGCGCTACGACTGAATTGCTGGCCGATCTTGTTGAAGCTACGCCCAAGTACCTGGAGTCGTACCTGAAGGAACTTCGGGAGCGACAGATTGAAGCAGGTGGATCTGGGCGCGTTGTGTGGTGGCACAACAGCGGCATCAATGGATCGGAAACAGGATCGACCTGGACGATCAATGCCGCAAGAATCAGAGATGCAGTCTACAACGTGTGGGTCACAACGCTCGGCTATCCGGCAACAGACCTGTCGTTCGTGATGTCCGTGACACACCCAGTCGTTGCGGGAGATCCCGGCGCAGGCACATGGGACACGAGTCGTCCTGCAGTAGCACAAGCGGCAGCAAATTGGGCGACTACGAATTCAAACGATGGAAAGAATGTCACGGTTGTGGACATTGCATCCATCTTGACGGCGCAGCAGATCAGGGACAGGAACCTGTATCAGAACCTGTCAAACACTCTCTATGCAGCGCATCTGCGAAGTCAGCCCACCGTCACGACAACGCCGACTTACAGTCCATCCACATTCACAGGTCTGTCGGATTCTGCTTCGCCGGACAACGGGTACACCGTGATCACGACCGGAATCATTCGCAAGCTCATCGCCTGACATGGAAATCGACCTCAAGCCAACCGACGAGATGGCCGCCAACGCCGAGCGTGGGCTGGCGCTGCGCGAGAAGCACGGACGCGGTGGCACGGAGGTGGGCGTGGCTCGAGCGCGGGACATCAAGAACCGCAAGAACCTGTCCCCGGACACGGTGCGCCGGATGAACTCCTACTTCGCCCGCCACGAGGTGGACAAGAAGGGCGAGGGTTGGGGCAAGGATTCGGCCGGGTATATCGCGTGGCTTCTGTGGGGCGGCGATGCGGGCAAGGCGTGGGCCGACCGCAAGAGCAAGGAACTGGACCGCAAGGAGGACAAGAACGTGAATAGCAAGGCATCGCACAGCGTGCAGGATGACGGCGAGAAGATCAAGATTGAGCGTGTGGAGCTGTTCATGGCGTTCGACCCGGCCATCGACGATGGCGAGGCTGACCCGGAGCTGAAGCGGTTCAACAACGAGCGCCTGAAGTCCATCGTCCGCGCCACTCGCGCCCACATGGCGCGTGGCTCCTTCCCCCAGGTCGTGGTCATGCACGAGAAGAACGGGGACGAGCCGAAGAGCGCCGTGGGAAGAATTCCCACGATCAATTACGAAGAACGCAATGGCATCGGTTACATTGTGGGAGACATGGAGGTGAACAAGCCCATCTTCGACAGCCTCATTGCAACCAACGCGTTCCCGCGTCGGTCGGCAGAGATTTGGGCTGAATCGAACCACCTGTCGGAAGTGGCCCTGCTGGGCCGCGAAACCCCGCGCCGGCCGTTGCCCGATACCCACTTCGCCCGCGAGGGAAAGAAGATCACTTGTTCCAAGTCAAACTTCGACCTCGCCGGGGTCGGAGGCGGACTCAACACCTTTGTCCCGGCGACCACCAAGGAGGAAGCCTCAATGGCATCCAACGATTACCGCGAAGAGCTTGAGGCGATGAAGTGCGCCATCGGCGAACTCGCTGACATGATGAAGAAGAAGTTCGGTGAGGACGAGTCCAAGGACAAGAAGGACGAGATGTCCGCCGAGTCCGAGACCGACATGGAATTCCAGGCCAACGAAGGCGACGAAGGCGTTCACATCGACATCGGCAGCCATGACGTTGAGGCTCCCGAGGAAGAGGAAGAGGCCATGCCCGTGGTGGCTGCACGTTCGACCTACGCCCTGCGTTCGGAGAACGCCCGCCTCAAGTCCCGCATGGAGCGCCTCGAGGCCGAAGTGCGCCGCGAGAAGTTCTCCCGCGAGATCGACATTCTCGAGCAGGATGGCTACCGCATCCCCGAGTCGCAGCGCGACAATCTGATGACCCAGCTCCAGGCCAGCCGCGATCCGGTTGCCCTGCTTGAGTCGTGGCGCTCCCTGTTCTCCCGTGACCCCATCGGCGCGAAGATCGACATGAGCCGCGCGGCCATGCCGAAGACCGTCAGCGGTGGCGACATCTCCTCGTTGGTCAAGGAATTCGCCGGCAAGCCGGAAGAGTTTGCCAAGGCCATCAACTCCCGAATCAAGCGTTAATCGCAGAAGGACACTACAGAAATGCTTCAGTTCTCCCCCAATCTCATCGCAGGCGGCGACATCAACCCCTTCGCCATCGTGAAGATGTCCACCACCGCATTTACGGGTGTGGCTTCCACCGCTGCTGGTGACTACGTCGTCGGCGTTGCTGACGGTTCGACTCGTCGTTTCGACTCCGCGCTTCACGCACAGGCGGCTACGTCAACTACGCCGGCGGACCCGATCAGCCTCCAGCCGTCCAACTGCGTGCAGCTCAAGTGCAACGGCTCCACGGCCATCACCGCTGGTCTTGCTCTCAAGGCAACGACCGCCGGCGCAGCCGTTGGTACGTCCACGAGCGGCGATGTTCCCCTGTTTGTTGCTCTCGAGGATGCGTCGGTTGGCGCGATCTTCTGGGCTTACCGTCTCCCCGCCACCAAGGCGATCTGATCCCTGACCTTAAGGAGGTCTTACCATGAGTTATGTCGCAGTCGGTGGCGGACTGAATACGTTCGTCCCCTCCACCAATGCCCTCGCAACGGGCGCTCTCCAGGTTGAATTCACCCGTGCGGTGAACACCTTCCCCATCACGAAGTACGCGCAGATCGTTCCCACTCAGCAGATGACGGGCTTCTACCTCCGTCTTGACTCGGACGACAACGTCCGCGTGACTGATGTGAACGAGTTCGCTTGGCCCCTGGGCAACGACCGCCCGGTCGGCAAGATGAACCAGCACGACTTCGTTGCGTTCACCGCTGCTCGATTTGCGTTCCCGTTCTACATCCCGAACGAGACCGTGAAGCAGGCCGCGTGGGACGTTGTCGCTCAGCACGCTCGCTCCAAGGCGCAGCTCGCCATGACGGCTCGCTCTATGCGTACCGCGACCGCCCTCACGAATTCTGCGGCCGTGACGGCGTTCACCGCAGCCGGCAACTACTTCGCAACGGGTACGGCTTCGGCTGCTGGTGGCCCGTGGACGAGTGCTGGTAGCCCGGACAACCGCATTCAGAAGGGCATTCAGCAGGCTCTTCAGCGCATTTCGCTTGCCACGGGCGGCGCGGTGCGTGGTGAGACTGACATCATGATGGTCATTTCCCCGACCATTGCGAATGCTCTTTCGCAGACTTCGGAAGTTCGTGACTACGTCAAGAACTACCCGGCCGCTCTGCCCTTCCTTCAGGGTGCGGACACGTTCGCCAAGTACGGCCTCCCGCCGAACCTGTTCGGCGTGCAGGTCGTGGTCGATGACAGCGTGAAGGTCACCACCCGCAAGGGTGCTGCCAGCACCACGCGTGAGTTCGTCTACGGCAACTCGGCGGTTTTCGTTAGCCGTCCGGGTGGCCTGGTGGGCGTGGAAGGTTCCACCTCGTTCTCCACCGTGCAGATCTTCGCCTTTGAGGACATGACCGTTGAGAACTGGGACGATCCGTATGATCGTCGCATGGAAGGCCGCGTGATCGACAACAGCACCTCGGAACTGGTTGCTCCGGTGTCCGGCTTCCTGGTTGCTAACATTACGGCCTGACGTTCGTTCGCCACAGTCATGGGGGGGCAGGAGTTTCGATTCCTGCCCCCCCGTGTTCGCATAAGGGGACACCATGCCACAGTACGCCGGCTATGCGGAACTTGAGTCATCGCTTGATGCCAACATCATCGCGCAGCTCTCAAGCGATACGGGCAGCAACAACCCCGGCGCGAACTGCCTTGTGGACACCATCCTGCAACGCGCTAGCAGCGTGGTGCAGGCCTACGCCCGCGTGGGGAACATCTACACGGACACCGATCTGAACACGCTGGCGGCCGCCAATGACGGCCTCCTCGTGATGCTGACGGTGGACTTGGCGACCGAGATGCTGTTCCAGCGCCGCGCCATGAAGATCACCCCGGCCGTGGAGGCGCGGGTGACCCAGGCCCGTGCCATGCTCGAGGCGCTGCGGGACGGCAAGATGATCTTCGGAGCGGTTGCCAAGGCCGCCGATGCCGGCGTGTGTGAGGTGGCCGTTGTGCCGATCAACAACCTCGCCTGGTACAACAACGTGAGCAGCAGCGCGTTCTTCCGTCCTCGCGCCCCGAACATCTACCGGGGCGGCTAATGGCTTCCGATTGGGGCAAGCGCGTTGCCAAGGCGCTGCGCGACCCCGCGGTGGTCAACGGCATCGCCACCCTCGTAGGGCGCTACGCGAAGCAGCACATTGCAACGAGCCGCGGCCGGGACGAGAGCGGCGGGGAAACGGCATTGCAGCCCTTGGCGGCCGTGAAGGGCGAATACTGGACCACGAGCAAGCCGAAGGACTCCGCGGCCATCAAGGCCACGCGAACGGTGGTCGTGGTGCGGCAGCGCAAGATGAAGAACGGCAAGACCGTGGCGAAGCCCACAACGGTCACGGAGTACCTCGTGACGGGCGAGTCCTACCGCGCTGGCGGGAAGCCCCTGCGCGACACCGGGCAGATGATGCGGGAGATGAACGCCAAGGGGCAGACGGGCGGCAACGGCATTTCGATCATCCTGTACGGCCCGCTGCACGCGATCTTCCACGAGCTTGGGTTTGAGACCAGCGGCCCGAACTACATCCCGCTGACGCGCAAGGGCAAGCGGTCGCACGCCACGGGTAACAACCCCACCAAGGAGGGCTTGGTGCGCGGCAAGGATTTCGTGATGGCTTGGCAGGGCGTGACCGTCCCCAAGCGACCGTTTATGATTCCTACCAACGATGAATGGGGAGAGATCGGAAAGTCGATTAGACTAGGCCTCGCCCGAATCCTGAAAGGAAGAAGCTGATGGCTACCGAAATTTTCGTCGCAGGACCAACCAAGATCCAGGTGAACCTCGGAGCTGGCTACGTTGACCTCGGACTGACCGACAACGACAGCCTTCCGCAGATCACCTACACCGACAACGTCCACGAGATCAAGACCGTGGCCTCGGGCGCTGTGCCGGAGGAAATGGTGCTTCAGAACACCACGGCGGTCATCTCCTGCACCCTGGTCAAGTGGGACGCGGCCAACCTGACGGCCTTGGCCGTGCGGGAGCGCGGCGCGGAATACACCACTACGGTGGGCCGTCTGCTCATCAACGGCAACGGCACGTTCGGGGTGAAGATCCTCCCGCTGACGGCTGGCAAGACCTCATACACGTTCGCAACGTGCATGATCATGGGCGATGCCATCAACCACAGCAACTTCGGCAACGTGGAGCAGCGTCTTGGGCTGACCTTCAAGGCCATCCCGACCCCGTCCACCAACGTCCTCGCTACCTCGGCATCCACATGATCGACCTGAACGAAGACAACGACCCGATGCTGTTCCGCGAGGACGTTGGAGGACGGG